TTTGTGATAAGATTTCTTCATTTCAAAAACGACGAATTCTCTGTCACCGCCAACGAAAAAACCAAGGTCGATGTCACCTAATTGTTCTCCATTGGGCCCTACCATTTCAGTTTCGTAAAAGCAGGGCTTGTGTGGCATTATCTTCAATAAATCAAAATAGTTAGACATACGCTGAGTCTTTTTCATAGCAAAAAAGTTAGGTAATTCTTCCAATCCTTTAATGGAGTTGGAAGCATGGTGTCTCCGAATAACTTTAACTGTTTCATCCTCATATTCATAGACGCTTCCTTTCTTCCTATCAGACTCCCACTGTGTGGCTCTCTTGGCCACATAACGTGAGCGGGAATACTCTTTAGGAGATAGATAGCGTTCTACACCGGATTGAAAAGTGAAATCAAAAATTTCTTCGATTTCTATTTCTTCAGATTCTGCACCATAATACTTTTCTTTATATTGTTGCATATGATCCTCATAAGTAACATCTAACATAAGACAACCGTGCACGTTGTTTCTGGCAGCTACTTCTTTTAATTGTGCTCGGAGAGTTTCATACTCATCTTTACCATGTAAAAAGATTTCTCTCAAAGCACTATCGATATTCATTTGTGATTGTTGCAAAGTAGTAACATGTTTACTCTTTAGTACACAATGTAGCGATTTGAAAATAGACTGTTTATCCAAAGCACCCATAATTTGGTCCAACTCCTCACAATAGACATTTCTCCTTTTCAGGAAATCTGTTTCGTCAATGTGTAAAAATTTCTTAGGAGCCGACTTCTTATCGGGCATGGTAAACTCGATACCAGATTCAGCAAGGAAATTTTGAAGTGAAATAAAATTAAAATGTTCAGCTCTCTCGGCAACACTTCCTTCTGTGTCATCTCCGAAAGTTTGAATAGAAGCAATATCACGGAATTTCTCTAACTTCTTATTTTCCTTTTTTGTGACGGTATAATAGGCACACCTTTGCATTAACGAATTCGCACCACTACCGGCCACAGCAGTAATGCATGTACCAGAAATATGCAAATCATGCAAAGAAATCAAATCTCCGTTAAAAGAAATGAAAGGATAACACGAATCAGTAATAGCACCCTTCAATATAGTAATATCATCTTGGGTGTAGTTACCAGATGCTTCAGCTATTTTGACATACATATTATAAGTAGCCAAAGTTAACTGAGCAGACATACGTGTATCATATGCCTTATAGTCACCCGCTAAGATGCGATCTTTGCCGTATTTAGTAACATGCTTCGCCAATTGATCCCATTCAGGACCATGCGAATTAATACCAACAGCACACTCTGCAACTAGCGGATTACAACAAATGAAACGAATAATACTGAGTA